TGCTGTGGTTACTGCACTATCTGCAATCTCTGCTGTATTTACAGCACTATCTGCAATCTTAGCATTTGTAACTGAGTTTGATGCAAGTTTTGCTTCTGTTACGTTAGCGTCTTTAATCTTTGCTGTCTCTACTGAATCTGCAGCAAGTTTAGCAGCGGTTACGTTAGCATCTGTAATCTTTGCTGTTGTTACTGAGTCTGTAGCAAGTTTAGCGTTAGTTACGTTAGCATCAACAATCTTTGCTGTCTCTACAGAATCTGAAGCAAGTTTTGCTGCTGTTACGTTAGCGTTTAAAATCTTTACAGTGGTTACTGAATCTGAAGCAAGCATTGTTGCTGAAACTGTGCCAGTATCTCCAGTAGTAATAACTGTTCCATCTACGTTTGGAAGTGTAATTGTACGGTCTGCTGTTGGGTCAACTACTGTAAGTGTTGTCTCATAAGCGTCTGCTGTTGCACCTTCAAATGTAATCTGTGTATCAAATACTCCAACTGCTGCTGGGGCTGACCATTCAACACCATATGTAGCAGATGAGTTTGCTGTAAGTACTTGACCATTTGTGCCAATTCCTAAACGAGCAACTGCATCGTCTGCGCTACCAACAATTAAATCACCCTTAGCATCAACTGTGCCTGCTGTGATTATGTTCTTTCCATTAACGGTCGCAGTTGATCCCTCAACTACCAGTCCCGCTTTTACTCTAAAGTCTTTTGTTACGGTTGCCATCTTTTATCTCCTTGGGTTAAGCCTTTAATCCCATACGCATGTAGCGTAGGGTTATAGGGGTTTGTCCTCCCACTGGAACAACAGTTAATGAAACTGTGTCTCCAGCCCGTGAAACAGAGATGGTGCCAATATTCCCATCGTTGTCTATCGTTGCATATTCTGTAACTGAAACGTCTGTTCCATCTACAAGAATATTCATCTCTGTGGCGTAATATTTATTTGCGCCTCCAGAAGTCTTTTTAATTGAGATTACATATCTCATTGATCTAAATTCGCTTGCTAAAAAGTTGTCAAATACTGTTGAATTTTCAATGCCATTAATTGTTGATTCGTTATTTCCAGAACTACCCAAATCTGTTGCTTGTGCTGACAGGGTGTCAATTAAATCAACATAGTTTTCCTGGGTTGGTCTATCTCCAGTTTGAAATAGTGACTTTACTGCTGAGAGCGATAACTTAGCCATAAGGGAATTATATCACATTATTAAAGAATATAGTTATTAATTCCAATAATTTGAAGTCCAATTCCAGGTACTCCAGAATATGGAGAAGGTATTCCAATTGTAGTAAATCTAATTCTAAAAGGTAAAATTTCACTAATTTTTATTCCAGTGTTTATTGGAATAATTTTAGCAACTGCGTAATCTACTGACTCAACTTTTTTGGTTCTTTGTGTAGTTTCATCAATAATTATTGCTAAAGCCATTACGACTCGCTATTTGTTACATCTTCAATAACAATTACTGTACCACGAGCAACTGTCCAAACCCTGCTTTCATCACTTAGTTCAATATCAAAGATATCTCCTGTTTCTAATAACACAGATTCGTCTGATCTAATTGAAACCGTAAACTCACCATCTCCATCTAATTCTGTAGGAGCAGGTGTAAGGTTTAACACTCCTGCTGGATCTGCATCATTTAAATTTCCTGCAACTGTTGGTCTTTTAATTTCCATTTCAATTGTCCATTCGGAAATATCAAGTGGATCTTTATTGTCATCTGTTACGTATACTCTAAATCCTGCACTGTCTCCTTTTACAATTGTCCAATTAACTGTAGGTGGTGCAGAGCCAATTGAATAAGAATCTTGTTGTGAAGATCTAAGTGTTGCCATTATGATAATCCTGCTTTCAATGATCCCCAACTACCGTTGCCTTTTGGTTGACCTACAACTAGTATTCCAGTTGTTGCATTAGCCTTTCCGACTATTGCTACTGCTCCAGAACCAGTTGCTGGTTGTGTTGCTGTTAATCCTCCACCATCTGCTACATAAAGAACATTGCCAGCAGTAAATGAATTTGTATTTGCATTAAGGATTACTCCAGAAATAGTAACAACACCATCTGTATTATTTCCAATTGCTGAATCTGTTAATCCTAAAACTGGGAATGTAGTAATATCATCAGAATCACATTTTCCAATTGTTGGCTTTGTTGAAAAACCAGTTATATAGACTGGAGTTGCTTTTGCAATAGTTGCACCACTTATATTTTTAACCTCTATAGTATGATTTACAAGACTAGGTAATATAAGTTCAATTTGCTCTGCCAAATCTTGTAAGTCTCCATGAATATTTACAGGATCACTAAACAGTGGATAAGGAAGATCATAATTTGCGGTTGCACCAGTAGCCATAATCTTATTATTATACCACTTCATACTGTAATATTTTTAATAAATGTGCGGGTATATTGATAAAGTTGACTTCAATCCCTAAATCATGTTATAATTAATACACTACCGAAAGGTAGTTTTTGTTTCTAAGGAGGTAACACGAATGAGAAACATTGAAAAAAAGGTTTGGTTGGGGTTATTATCTATTGTTGGTTTGGTTGCTCCTTTTAGCAATTCTGCCAATGCTTTAGAAAATAATTTATTGACTAAACAAGCCGTAGAAATTGTTCCAGCCCCTCAAGGGGCTTTTCTGGTTTCTAAGGAAAAAATACTAGAAAAATATGAAAATGCTCATAAACTAAGTGATGGTCAGTTGGTTGAATTATTAAAAACCGTAGGCTTTAAGGGTAATTCATTAAGATCAGCATGTGCAATTGCTAAGGCTGAATCTAATGGACGACCTTTTGCCTTTAATGGTAATTCAGAAACTGGCGACAGTTCTTATGGGGTATTTCAAATAAATATGTTAGGAAAACTGGGACCTGATCGAAGAGAAAAGTTTGATCTAGATTCAAATGTTGAATTGTTTAACCCAGTAGTTAATGCACAAATAACGCACTATATGACCAAGGGCGGGAAAGACTGGTCAGCATGGAGTTCTGTAAACGGAACACGGTACCAAGAATGGTACAACAAGTATCCTTGTAAAGTCTAATAATTAAAATACCCTCCTTGCTTTTGTCTTGGAGGGTTTTTATTTAATAATAATCAATTAAGTTTTATTTCAAAATTTTACCATTTCCCTATTGGACATTTTGCCGCTTCTAGTTGTGCTTTAACCACCATAAAACATCCACATTTTTTGCATTGTTTTGTGGTTTTTATTAACTCTGGACAACTTAAACAAATATCTAATCTTGATTTTGCCAATTCTTTGTTTGCTGGCTTTGTCATTGGATTAAGAAGATCTAATGGAGTTACTCCATTTTTTTCTTTATATTGTTGCCATTTTGATTTTGACACACTTACCCCCTACTATTTTTATAAACTGTTTAGATATTCTTCTGGAATATATGGATTTTTTAAATGCCATGCAGGATATCCAGAAATATCTCTATTTGTAATAATAAACTTTTCTCCATCAAATTTAGCATTTGGAGACACAACATACTGACCGTATGGATATTTTAATAAACTTTTAATTTGTGGATTACTTAATAATATGCTACCAAAATATTCAGAGGTTTGAAAATCTATTTCAGTATTATCTCCTTTGATAAATCTAATGGTAATACCATCATGATCTTCATAATTTTCAGACACATCTACTATTTCATCATACTCAGTAAACATAGATACGTATTCTGGTAGCACCGCAAGATCATAAAGGCAGTCTTCATCAATTATCCAAACAAGAGCATCTCCTCCTGGTCCGCTCACTTTTTCATCGTTTAGCATTTATTTCTCCTTATATTTATTAGCATCCTTGTCCTCTGTGACTTTGTGGACTATTAAAGCATAAACCTCCAGTTGCACATCCGCTATTATCACAACCAGCACCATTACATATTGCTAAAGATATATCAGTTGATGTACAAGTAAATCCTGATGGTGGTGGTGTGAAGGTCGGTGGGAAGAACGGTGGGAAGAATGGTGGGAAGAATGGTGGGAAGAATGGTCCCGTAAAGCCTGGGAAGAATGGTGGGAAGAATGGTGGGAAAAATGGCGGGGCTGCAGAAACTGGAGTAACACTATTACTTGATGATGAAAAGTCTGAGTCTAAAACTGTATTATTTAATTTAACTGCAAAAGTATATGTTGTTCCATTTGATAATCCAGTAACTATAATTGGTGATCCAGAACCTGTATTAGAAATTGAACTAGGTGATGAAACTACGGTATAGGTTAAAGAAGAACTAGGCTTACCTAAATAACTTGGTGTTGTAAAAGTTACAGTTGCTTGACCATCACCAGCAGTTGCGGTTCCAATTGTTGGTGTTCCTGGTTTACGACCAGCAGATGATGATACGGGTCCTAGTCTTGACATTATGCAACTAAGTCTCCAAGAACAACCCAAGAGTCGGTAGCACGTTTAATACATACGGCAGATGACCATTGTGCTCTTAATTTTAACCCTGGAGATCCATTTACAGTTGTAGTTCCTGGAGTAGTTGCTGCAATTGTTACCTGTCCTGTACCTGTTTGTAAAATTGTAATTTGTGCACCTGTTGCAAATGCTTGATTGGCGTTTGTTGGAATTGATAAAGTAACTGCAGAAGCACTTGACACTTCAACCATTTTTCCATTATCGGCAAGAACAAGTTCATAAGCAGTTGTTTGAGGATTAATTGCAAGATTTATAACTGGAGCAGTTAATGTTTTATTGGTTAATGTTGCGCTATTGATAAGTGTAACTTCTGGTGTTGTCCAGGCTAAACCTGATGCCGCTGCAGAGTTAGCAGTTAAAACTGTTCCATTACTTCCAACAGATAAAACAGATAACGTGTCATTTGCTGAAGCAGAAAGTAAATCACCTTTAGCATTAAAATCTGTTAATTTTAATGTTCCACCAACATCAATAGCAGTTATTTGACTTTGTAGATTATTAATTGTATAAGCAATAGATGGATTTACAAGGTTTGCCGTATTAGAGTTTGACGCAGTATAAGCATAGTCACCATAGTGATATAAACGTAGTGCTGCTTGTATATCAGCGGCATCTGCATACCCTGGAATTTTGGTCGGTACTAAATTACCTATTGATTCTGCTGCCATAGATCACCTCATTAGAATTATATCACATAAGATATATTCTAAGACTCCTCGTCCACTATAGTTATAAATAAATGTGTTGTAACTTGACCCTCTAAAACAGCCCAATCCCCATATGGACCAGAATCTACATCGGTTCTGTGTTCTACTGCTTTAAAGTTTATAACAAGATCTTCTCCATCTCCAACAAGCGCTGGAATACTCATTGAGGCAGCAACTGGATTATCATTTACAATACTATATTGAACACTAAAGTTTTCAGCAGTTAATGGGGTGGCCGTAGATATAACAATATCCGAAACAGGAATTGTGATAGAAGCCTCACCATTAACATAAGTTGTTAAAAATTTTTTAGAGTAAATTGTAGGATTTAATTCTAGTATTTCTATCCAGGTATTTGATCCAGGTTGAGAGACATATTGGTATAAGTATCCATAATCTGCACCTGGAGATGTATTAATATATAAATCATTTAAAAGTGGGGTTTGACCAATCTCTATTATATTTGGATTTCCTACACCTACAAAAACTTGGCTTCCACGAGTTCCCTCTGGTCCAATATCTATCAAAAGTTCTACAGTTTCTGGTGGGCCTAATACGGTAATGTCATCATTATTTAATAAAACATCAGGCATTAGACCGCACCTGTAATATCATTTATTATTGTAATTGTCCCAGTAAGCAATGTATAAACTTCTATACCATTTTCTATTTCAACATCATAGGGATATGTTCCAGGCTGTAAAGTTCTACCAACTGCTGGTGTTATTGTACATGTGACAATGTCTGTTGATTCATTTACTACTGCCGTACAAGCAGTTTGAATTCCAGTAGAGCCACGCTCTGTTGCAATGGTAAATGCAGCATCAAAATCTGTTAAATCAAACGCTGATCCGTTTGCTGTTTTAGGACGAATTACAAATTGAGATGTATCGCCACGGTAGTACGTAAAATTATATGTTCCTGGAAATGCCATTATTCCTCCTACCTCATTATACCATTAACAAACAGCAATATAGATACCATTAAGAACTATATTACTTTCATTATCTGCCCTGAATTGAATTGCACCACCCAGTGTTCTAATTCTTTGAGCATCTACATAGATGGTTTGGTTATAAGACATATCATAAGAATATTGGTATTTAAGAGTTGAAACATAACCTATTGGA